ATTACATAGTCGTTGCACCGTTATTGATTTTAGAATCACCAATGGTCAGAAAGTAAAAACTGCTAGTGCGTTTATGAAACGACTAGGTGAACTATTAAAGGCAGAGAATATAGAGTTTGATAATAAGGTCCTTGCTGAACTAATACAAAGACATTATCCTGACTTCCGTAGAACTATTAATGAATTACAAAGATATTCAGTAAGAGGTAAAGTTGATAGTGGTATATTAGTCAGTTTATCCGAGATCAATAATAAAGAACTAGTCAAGTTATTAAAAGAAAAACGATTTGGCGATATGAGAAAATGGGTTATTCAAAACCTAGATAAAGACCCTAGTAGTCTATTCTCATCTATCTATGATATCCTATACAAACATCTTCAACCTCAATCTATACCTGCAGCCGTTCTAACAATTGCTGATTACCAATATAAATCCGCCTTTGTGGCCGACCATGAGATAAATATGGTTGCGTGCCTGACACAGATCATGGCAGAATGTAAATTTAAGTAGAGGAGATAATGGCAAGAAGAACACTTTGGCGAAGACTTATAGTTAGAGCAAGAATGTTTTGGGCTGACTGGAGAGGACATCACGGTAAAGTTTGGGATTATGAACCAAGCGATTACTATATGGGTTCTCATAAAGGTCACAAAAAACACGAGAAGCATTAATGATTGAGTATAAATTATCTGATTATCTAAATGCAATTAACTGGACAAAAGTTAATTTGTTAGACGGAGATGATTTGACTTGGGAAAAGAAGTTTCCACCATACATCATAAATCGTTGCCTATCACAACATATTGATAGTATAATGATGGCAAACGAGATGAATATCCATCACAGCCTCACTAAACGACTGCAATTTCACTTTCTACTAAATAGTATTCGTAAGAGAAAAAGATTTGGCGGCAAGTGGGTCACCACAGCTAAATCAAAAAATTTAGATTATGTTAAAGAATACTACGGCTATAGTAATTCAAAAGCAAAGGTTGCCCTTAACATATTAGATAAAAAACAATTGAATCTTATCAAAGAGAAACTTGATAAGGGTGGGAGAAAAAGATGAGTGAAGACAATTTTAATTGGTCACCTGAGCAGATGTTAGAGGTTACACTTAAACAGCCAGATGATTTCTTAAAGATAAGGGAAACTTTATCCAGAATAGGTGTTGCAAGTCGTAAAGATAAAACTTTATTTCAAAGTTGCCACATACTACACAAACAAGGTAAATACTACATAGTACATTTCAAAGAACTTTTTGCTTTAGATGGCAAGAAGGCTACACTAGTTGAGAATGATATACAAAGACGAAATACAATTAGTGTTTTATTACAAGATTGGAATCTATTATCAATAGTTAAACCAGAGGCTGCTGAAAACAAAGCACCTCTATCACAAATAAAGATCATTGCTTTTAAAGAAAAAAGTCAATGGAATTTACAAGCAAAGTACAATATAGGAAAAAAACAATCAACTGAAGAAAAAACTGAATAGGATATATTATGATTAGATTATACAGACTCACAACAGGTGAGGACATTATAGGAACGCCTGACGAAGAAACTACAACAGACGCTTCTCAAGGCATAAAACAACCATTTGTGTTGATACCAATGCAAGGTGATCCAGGCAAACCAATGAAGATAGGGTTTCATCCTTACATACCATACACAAAAGACAAGACAATCAAAATCAAAAAGAACAATATTATAACCGAGACAACACCAGACAACAATATGATCAATGCATACCAACAAAATACTGGTCAATTAGTCACGCCACCTCAAGCAAAAATCATTACTTGACATTAAGCGGCAATCGTGTTATAATATATTATGAATTTGGCGAGTAGTTTTTATACGAATGTTATTGAATACAAGGGTAAATTACTTATCCGAGGTGTCAATAATGGTGAATCATATTTAAGCAGAATCAATTATAGTCCTAAACTATATCTGCCAACAAAAGAACAATCAAAATTTAAAGCACTAGACGGTACTAAACTAAAACCTAAGCAGTTTAATTCTATATCAAAAGCAAAACATTTCTATAGTGAGTATAGTACAATACCAGAGTATAAAATCTTTGGTATGAATAGATACAACTATCAATTCATAGGTGACGAATATAAAGACGAGATAAGATGGAATAAAGATTATATTAAGATATTCACACTTGATATAGAAACCGAGTGTGAGAGCGGCTTTCCCGATCCTGATACTGCAAAAGAAACGGTTATATGTATTACGGTAAAAAATCATAGCAATAAACAGATATTAACTTGGGGCACAGGTGATTTCATTTCTAAAAAAACAAATGTGACCTATATAAAATGCCAGAACGAAAAGCATATGTTGCTAGAGTTTCTAAAGTTTTGGTGTAAAAATCATCCTGATATTGTGACTGGATGGAATGTTAAGTTTTTTGATATACCTTATTTGATGAATAGAATGAGGATGATATTTGATAACGATACAATTAATAAAATGTCTCCATGGAATTATGTCAATGCAGATAGAATACAATTGGGCCAAAAGAATCAACAATATTGGAATATACTAGGCGTATCTATATTAGATTATTTTGATCTGTATAAAAAATTTACTTATGTAAGGCAAGAGTCTTATAAACTAAATTACATTGCCAAAGTAGAACTAGGTGAAACTAAAATAGATAATCCATATGAAACATTTAAAGACTTCTATACAAAAGACTATCAACAATTTGTAGAATACAATATCCAAGATGTTGAACTAGTTGATAAGTTAGAAGATAAAATGAGATTGATTGAACTATGCTTAACTATGGCGTATGAGGCCAAAGTTAATTATACAGATGTCTATTCACAGGTAAGAGTTTGGGATACAATCATCTATAATCATTTACTTAAAAAGAATATTATCATACCACCTAGAGAAGAACACAATAAGGATACACAATACGAAGGTGCATATGTAAAAGATCCACAACTAGGTATGCATAATTGGATTGTTTCGTTTGATTTGAACTCACTATATCCACATTTAATTATGCAGTATAATTTATCGCCTGAAACACTAATCGGTGTTGAACCAAAGAATATGGGTGTAGAAAATTATCTAAATGAGAAGTTTGATTTACAATGGACAAGAGATAAAAATGTGACCGTTGCACCTAACGGCTCAATGTATAGACGAGATAAACAAGGTTTCTTACCTGAACTTATGGAAAAGATGTATGGTGATCGTGTTGTATTTAAAAAGAAAACGATAGACGCAAAAAAAGAATTTCAAAAAACAAAAGATCCTATCTATAAGAATGAGATTAGTAGATGTAATAATATTCAAATGGCAAAAAAGATTGCTCTTAACTCTGCTTATGGTGCAATCGGCAATCAATACTTTAGATATTTTGATGTGAAAATAGCAGAGGCGATTACAATGGGTGGTCAGTTATCTATTCGTTGGGTTGAAAGAGATGTCAATAAATTTATGAACAAGATTTTAAATACAACCAATGTAAATTATGTTGTTGCGTCTGATACAGATTCAATTTATTTAAAATTAGATAAGTTAGTAGAAAAAGTTTGTAAAGATAAATCACCACAACAGATTACAGATTTTATAAACAAGGCTGCTGAAGAAAAAATACAAAAAGTAATTGACGATAGTTTTCAAAACCTTGCTCACTATGTAAATGCTTATCAACAAAAAATGATTATGAAACGAGAATCAATTGCTAACAAAGCAATATGGGTTGCTAAAAAAAGATATATGATGAATGTATTTGATGAAGAAGGTATTAGATTTGATAAACCTAAATTAAAAATTATGGGCGTAGAAGCAGTTAAGTCTTCTACACCTGAAGTCTGCCGTGGTAAGATTAAAGACGCCATAAGAGTTATAATGAACGAGAGCGAAGACTCTCTAATAAAGTTTGTTGCAGATTTCAAAGAAGTATTTAAGACACTCTCGCCAGAGGAGGTTGCCTTTCCTAGAAGTTGTAATTACTTGGACAAATATATTGATCCTAATTCAATCTATAAGAAAGGCACACCAATCCATGTAAAAGGCAGTTTAATATATAATCATTATCTAATTAAAAATAAATTACAAAGAAAATATCCATTGATAAAAGATGGTGACAAGATAAAGTTTTTAATGATAAAACAACCTAATACAATTAAAGATACCGTTATATCTTTCTCAACAAAGATACCTACTGAATTTGATTTACACAAATATGTAGATTACGATACACAATTTACTAAAACATTTACAGATCCATTACGACTTGTATTGGAAAGTATAGGGTGGAAGTTAGAACGTGAGGCAACATTGGAGGCTTTCTTCGGATGAAAAAGTTTAAAGATAATATAGATGACTTTTTTAAATGGGTCAAAGGAACAGATTTAGTTGAACTAGACGATATAGATGTAGCAGAGGATCCTGTTAGACCTGAATTGACTTTAGGTTTTAGAATTACACACGATAGAAAAATATTTGGATTAAAATATAATGATGAGATTGAAGCAATAGTTTGCGTTGCATTTTGTCCTGAAGTACCTTATACCGTTAGAGAAATGGATTATATGTCCAGAGTTAAAGATGGTAATATTGCTGTTGCATATACAGTATGGTCACGTAAGAGAGGTGCAGGTAAAGAGATTATTAATAAATTA